TACGGCGTCGAAGTCGCCGGCTCGGCGTGGATTCACTGGATCGACGAACGGTGCGCGGAACTGGTGGAGGTGGAGCCGTGCTGACCATCGAGTATCTCAAGGCCGCCCTCGCCGTGACGGAGGGCGGCGGGACGGTGTCGCTCAACAAGGACGACGGCCGCGAACTCTTCCGGCTCGCGATCGCCGGGCTGGAGGCCGAGGCGAAGCCGCCGCCCCGCTTCAAGCCGGGCGACACCGTCGCGGCGAAGACGACCGGCAGTATGGCCGGCCGGGTCGGGACGGTCGAGGCGTTCGACGGTCAAACCGTCAGCGTCCGCTACCCCGATATCAAGTGGCTCGTCCACTGGACGCCCGACGCCCTGATCCGGGTCGGCGACCGGGTCCGGTGCGTTCACGCCGGGTCGTGGTGTCACAGCTACGTCGGCGTCGTCGAGCAGATCGCCGAGGGCGTCAACTGGCCGGTCGCCGTCCGGTTCGACGGCTTCGCGATCGAGACGTGGTGCGGCCTGGCCGACCTGGAGGTCATCCCTTGAGCAAGCTACGCCGACAGCGGCAGCGCGAGGCGCGGCACTACCGCGTCGGCCAGCGCGTCCGGATCGTCTCGCCGCGGAGCGTCTTCCGCGGCAAGGTCTACCCGGTCACGTTCGTCACGATCGACCGGCTCGGGGTCCAGTACTACCTCAACGGCGCGTGGTACAACGCGGCAGACGTGGAGGCGGCGTGAGCAACCTCTGGTTCGAGACGCTCGACGACTCGCAGGACAAGGCCGCGCGGGCGTTCCACCGCGCGAGCGTCCTCGTCCTGACCGGCGCGGCCGGCAGCGGCAAGACGCACGTCGCCGTGGGGCTCGCCCTGGCGGCGGTCGCACTCAAGCGGTTCGACCGGCTCGTCGTCTCGCGGCCGACGGTCGAGGTCGGCCGGTCGCTCGGCTACCTCAAGGGCACCCTCGACGAGAAGTTCGCCCCGTGGCTCGGCCCGATCCGGGACGTGCTGGCGCGGATGTCGCTCGCCAAGTTCGACGACCTGCCGATCGACGTGGTGCCGATGCAGCACGTCCAGGGGCGCAGCTTCCACCGCGCGGTGCTGCTGCTCGACGAGGCCCAGAACGCGACCGCGGCCGAACTCACGGCGGTGATGACCCGGCTCGGCGACGGCGGCAAGGTCGTCTTCGCGGGCGACACCGACCAGGCGTTGATTCCCGACTCCGGGCTCGCGGCGTTCGCCGAGCGGCTCAAGGGCCTCGCCGGCTTCGAGGCCGTCCGGCTCCGCGGCCAGCACCGCAACCCGTTCATCCGCGCCGCGCTCCGGCGGTTGGAGGAGACGAAGCCGTGACCCTGCTCCTCTGGTTCAACGTGGTGGCGTTCGCCCTCGTCGCCGACCTCAAGCCGCTGGCGGCCTTCGGCGTCCTGGCGCTCAACCTCGCGGCCCTGTGGCCGTCGCCGCCGGCCGCCCCGCCCGAGCCGCCGCGCGGCCGGATCGGCTTCAAGTGTGGAGGGTATGACGATGAGCGTGTTTGACGACGTGGCTTTCGAGCCGCACGACGATGACGACTACTACGGCGACGAGGAACTGATCGACTTCGCCCGCGCGTACAACGACGACGTGGAAGGACACGGCGCGATCGCTACCATCATGCGCCGCTGGCTCCGGGCCGAGAAGCGGCTCCGCAGCCGGCCGTCGGGCGGTGACGACATCGAGCGGCGTCTAGCCCTGCTCGAATCGCACGCGCGGGATACCGACGAGGCGTTCAACAGCGTGAACGAGTCGATCGACAACGTCGCGTCGTCGGTACGTCGCCCGGCCTGGGACGCCGCGCCCCTGGAGCGCGAGGTACGCGAGTTGCGACAGCAGGTCGAGGCCGTCAGCGGCAACGTCGAGCGGATGCGGGACTCGCTGCGGAAGTCGAAGCCGGACGACATCCACGCGGCCATCGACGCGAGGCTCAAGTTGTGGGAGTCGGAGACGATCGCGATGTTCGAGTCGCTAAACGTCCGGCTCAAGGCGTTGGAGACGCTGCCCGACCTGCCGCCGCTCTCGCACTCCGTCATCGAGGAGGGCCACCTCAACATCACCACGGCGGCCTACGTCCCCGGCAACCCGGGCGGCTACGAGGGCGGCGGTACGATCGACATGACGCCGCGTTGCGACATGGCCGAGGCGTCGCACCCGTTCGGCGGGGTGGAGGCCACCCGTGCTGACGGCTGAGAACCTCCAGGCCGCGCGGCGGCTCGCCCGGCGGTACGACATCGCCGGGATGAGCCGCGAGGACGCCGAGCAGGAGGCCGTCCTCGCCATGCTCGAAGCGATCCGCGACGGCGTCGCCGACCCGGCCCACCTCTTCAACGCCGCCCGGACGCGGCTCTCCAACCTCGCCCGCCGCGACGCCCCCGAGACGCTCGGCGACCAGGCCGCGCGCGTGGCCGACCCGGAAGGCGATCGCGGCGTCCGCGAGATCGACGACGCCGACGGGTATGACGCCGCGATCCGACCGTACCTCGACGCGGTCACGCCGCGGCAGGCCGAAATCCTGCGCCTGACGTTCGTCGAGGGGCTCGACGATTCGATGATCGCAGAGCGGCTGGGTAAGACGGTCCGCCGCGTCCAGAAGGAGCGATCCGAAGCGACCCAGCGGATTCGCGACGTGGCGGGGGACAAAAACGACCCGCCGTGAAGACTACCAGGGTGAGGGGCTCGCGTCGCGGCCCCGTTGCGACGCGAGCCCTCCCAGTGGTAGACCTCTCCAAGCTCAAGCCGAAGCAGCGCAAGATCCTCGCCGCGCTGGTCGAACACCGCACGATCGCCGCGGCAGCGGAGGCGTGCGGCCTGACGAGCCAGGCGGTCTACGCCCAACTCCACGCGACGCCGGCATTGCGGCAGGCGTGGGCCGAGGCGTGCGTCGAGTCGGTCGAGAGCGCGTGCCAGGTTCTCGCCGCGGCGTCCCTGACCGCCGCGGTCAAGCTCGCCGAGGCGGTCGAGACGGGCAGCCCGCCGACCGTCAACGCCCTCAAGCTGTTCGGGATGGTCCTCGACCGGGCGACGGAGTACCTGCGGCACAAGAAGCTCGCCGAGCAGGTCGATGCGTTGAAGCAACTGATGCGGGACCGCGGGATTATCCCCACTGATGAGCCATCGCCGCCGCCACCCCCGGATACGTCCGGCTCCGCTCCCTCGCCCGGTTCTTGCTTGGCGGCATCCGATGAATCCGAGCCTCCCGGCCCGTGACGATGTCGGTCGGCGTGAGTCGCGGTAGGTTCTTCAGCCAGAGACACGTCGCTTTCGTCTCGCCGTGCCCGAACTGCCACGGCTGAATGATCTGGTCCGGCTTGCGGATACGGGTCGAGATGATCGAGACGGGGTTCTCAAGGGCGATACGCGGGATCGGGGCGTTGAGTAACTGCTTGACGAATAGCAGCGCGGCGGTCTGCCTGCCGTCCCGGCGCTTCTCGGCGAAGTGCTTCGCCCCGCTAACCGCGAGATGCGTACATGGTGGGAACGCGATCATCAAATCCCAGCCGAGCGTGATGAAGCCGAGAACGTCGCCGACGAGATGCCGCTTGCTGCCGTCTTCCGCCGGTAACAGGTCGCACGAAAAGGCGACGTGACCGCGAGCCTCGAAGGCCCGGCGGACAACGCCGGAGAACTCGCAAGCGATCAGCACTTTCATGCCGACAGTATAGCTAAGAAATCTTAGAAAGTCAAGACCGGGACGCTGTAATGTCGAGCATCCCGAGCCTGGCGAGCCTGGAACGGGAAGTCGCCCGCCTGTCCCGCCTGGCGGCGACGGCCCGCGCGACGAGCCCGCCGCCGAGCCGGTTCCGTGACTTTCTGCGGTCCTGCTCCCTGCAAATCGAGTCCGGCGAGTGGGTCGCCTTCGACCCGTGGCCGGAACAGGACCGGGCGGCCCAGACGCTCGTCGATCACCGGCTCAACGTCTGGCTCAAGGCCCGCCAGTTGGGGATGACCTGGCTCGCCCTGGCCTTCGCGCTGCATACCGCGTTGACCCAGCCGGGTTGTACCGTCCTCTTGTTCTCGCGGCGCGACGCCGAGGCGGTCGAACTGCTCCGACGCACGCGCGGCATGGCCCGGCGGCTCCCGGCGGCCTTCCGGCCCGGGATCACCGAGTCGAACACGCACACCCTGCGGCTGTCGAACGGCTCGCGTATCCTCGCCTTCCCGACGACCGCGGGCGACTCGTACACGGCCCGGCTGGCGATCGTTGACGAGGCGGACCTCGTCCCGGACCTCGACCGGCTCATGGGCGCGGTCAAGCCGACGATCGACGCGGGCGGCTCGATGCTGCTGCTCTCGCGGCCGGACAAGGCGAAGCCCGAGTCGAGCTTCAAGCGGACGTATGTCGAGGCGAAGGCCGGCACGACGGGCTGGCACGCGACCTTCCTCCCGTGGTACGCCCGGCCGGACCGCGACCAGGCGTGGTACGACGCCCAGAAGAAAGACATCGTCGGGCGGACCGGCTCGACCGACCGACTGTTCGAGCAGTACCCGGCGACGGACGGAGAGGCGTTGGCACCGAACCAGTTGGACAAGCGAATCCCGGTCGAGTGGATCTACGCCGCGTCGCACGTCGTTGACGGCAAGCCGTGCGACATCCCGATGCTCCGCGTCTTCGCCGAGCCCCAGCCGGAACGGCGATACGTCCTGGGTGGAGACCCCGCGGAAGGGAACCCGACCAGCGACGACAGTGCGGCGACGCTCCTCGACGCGGACACGGGCGTGCAAGTCGCGGTGCTGGTGGGGAAGATCCAACCGTCGGTCTTCGCCGATTTGATCGCCAAAGCGTGCGGCTGGTACAACGCCGCCCCGGCGATGGTCGAACGCAACAACCACGGCCACGCGGTCATCGAGGCGCTGCTCGGCCTCAACGTCCGGCTGCTGACCGGCCACGACGGGAAGACGGGCTGGCTTTCCTCGGGCAAGGGCAAGGCGCTGCTCTACGACGGCGCGACCGAGGCGGTACAGAACGGCGACGTGGTGATCCGCGACCTCGTCACGCAGACCCAACTCGCGAGCATCGAGGGCGGGACGCTCCGGGCTCCGGAAGGCTTGATGGACGACCGGGCCGACGCCTTCGCCCTCGCGGTCCAGGCGATGTTGCACCCGGCGGCGCGACGCCGGCCGGTCAGTATCGGAGGCTCGAAGTGAGAACGCTGCTCCTGTCGCTCGCCCTGCTGCTCGGCGGCGTGGCCGCGTCGGTCCCCGCCGCCCCGGTCGGCGTCCTCGACGTGATCCGCGCGGGCCGCGACCTGAACGACTGGGTCCACGCGAGGCCGGGGCGCGCGGTCAACGTCTTCTACAAGTCCGGCAAGTGCGAAGTGCAGTTGATCGAGGGCGCGGACGAACCGTTCCCGGTCGCGACCTATGGCCGCGGCGCGAACCTCGTCGATGCCGTGAAGGACGCTTTCAAGAGGTAGCGCCATGGGCCTAGGTAAAACTATCGGGCGTGCGACGGACGAGACGAAAGATTTGAGGCAGTGTTGGCGCACGCCGCGCAGCTTCTTCGATACGCTTGACGCGGTGTTCGGCTTCACGGTTGACGCCTGCGCCAGCAGTGAGAACGCCCTGTGTGACCGCTACTGGTCCGCCGAGCAAGACTGCCGCGACCAGCCGTGGGGCGGCGAGGTCGTATTCTGCAACCCGCCGTTCCGCGACGCCGCAAGCATCCTGCCGAAAGCTCGCGAGGCGGATGCCTGCGTATTCTTGCTGCCGTTGACGGCGCTTACCACCCGGTATTACGGCAAGACGCCAGCCGATTGGGTTTGCTTTCCCGCCTACCGGGTGCCGTTCGTCTCCCCAGACGCGACGCAGTGGAAAACGCACCCGTCGCTCGGGACCGTGGTGCTGATTTACGGTAGTCTATCCGACCGTCAAACCGAACAACTACGGACGGTCGGGAGCCTTTACCGCCAGGCGTGAGGGCGTTACGAACATGCCCGCGCCAAACGTCTACAGCGGCGTGCTGCCCCAGCGGACGTGGCTCCCGGTCCTGTCGAGCAACCTCCAGGCGGTGATGTTCGTCCCGCACGACAACCGGACGCAGTCGCCGAACATGCTGTTCGTCCGGTTCCTGAGTAACGCGATCTACGTCTACTACAACGTCCCGCGCCAGACGTGGCTCGACTTGATGAAGGCCGGCAGCAAGGGCCGCTTCCTCAACCGCCGCGTCAAGGGCCGGTACACCTTCCAGCAGATCCAATGACGATCCAACTCCACACCGGCGACTGCCTCGACGTGCTGCGCGGCTTGGAGTCCGGCAGCGTCGATGCGGTGGTAACTGACCCGCCCTACGGCGTTGACTTTCAGTCTGCCAGGCGGACTGAAAGTCAACGCTTCGCCAAGATCGCCAACGACAAGACCCCCTTCGTCTGGTGGCTGTACGACGCGGCTCGGGTGTTGAAGGACGGCGGGTGTCTGGTTTGTTTCTGCCGTTGGGACGTGGCCGAAGCGTTCCGCGCGGCAATCGGGTGGGCTGGTTTGACGGTCAAAACGCAACTCGTCTGGGACCGCGAGAATCACGGCCTCGGCGACCTGAAAGGGTCGCCCGCCCCGCGGCATGACCTGCTCTGGTTCGCCGTTAAAGGCAAGTACGCCCTGCCGGGCAAGCGGCCAACGAGCGTCTATCGTGCGACGCGTCTTGCGGGCTCGCAGCTACAGCACCCGAACCAAAAGCCCGTCGAACTGATGCAAGCGATCGTCCGGGACTACTGCTCGCCCGGCGGCACCGTCCTCGACCCGTTCATGGGCAGCGGCACGACAGGCGTTGCCTGCAAGCTCGAAGGCCGGTCGTTCATCGGCGTCGAACGCGAGCCCGAATACGTCGAGACCGCACGCCAACGCATCGAGGCCGCCTGATGTTCCAATGGCTCGGCAAGCTCTGGAACCGGCTCGCCGGGGGGAAGGCCACCCCGCAGCGGCGGCTCAACCTGCGCCGCTGGCTCGCGGGCGAGGCCCCGGGCTGGTGGGCGTCCAACCACCTCGAAGAATCCTCGCGCGTCACCGGGTACAGCTACGTCGCTGTCCGCTCGCTGGCGCTCCAGTTCGCACAGGCCACCGTCGAGTGTCAAGACCCCCACATCCTGCGACTGCTTCACCGGCCGAACCCGAACCAGAGCGGGGCGATGTGGCGTTTCCAGGCCGGGCAGCAAGGCGCGATCACCGGCACGGCGTTCGCTTGGATCGTCAAAAACGGAATGGAAGTCCCCGTCGAGATGTACGTCCTGCCGACGGGGCTGACCCGTCCGCAGCCGCCTATCGCCGAGTTCCCCTACGGCTCGTACCGCGTCGAGCCGCTCAACAATTTCGCCGCGGCCGGCGGGTCGCCCGACGGCTGGGAGCCGGGGTCGCCGGCCCAGACGCTCCTCGTCCACGGCGCGGAGATCGACGCCCGGGACGTGCGCGCCGTCCGGTGGCCGCATCCGCTCTACATGACGGAAGGCGTCTCGGCGTTCTCGGCCGGGGCGCTCACCCTCGACATCGCCGAGCAGGTCGCGCGGGCTCGCTTCCACGCCCTCCGCAACTACGCGACGCCAGGGGCGGTCTTCAAGCTGGGCGAGAATACGCACCCCGACGAGGTCGCGCAGCTTGAGGCCGAGGTCCACGACCGCAACAGCAGCCCGCACAACGCCAAGCGGAACCTGATCCTCCCGCCCGGCGTCGAGGTCGAGCTTCACAACAGCGCGACCGAGCTTGAGTACCTCCAGTCGCACAGCCAGGCCCGGGACGACGTTCTGGCGCTGCACCAGACGCCCCCCGTCGCGGTCGGCGTGACGGAGGCCGGCAGCTACGCCGCGTTCTACGCCGCGATGATGCAGTACGTCGAGCTTGTCGTCCAGCCGAACCTCGACCTGCTCGCCGACGAGCTTTCCCACGCCCTCGGCGTGCCGGTCAAGCTCCACGCCCGGCGGATCGACGACCCGGACATCGAGATGCGGCAGAACGACCAGGACATCCGCGCGGGCGCGATCACCATCAACGAGTACCGCGAGCGGCGCGGCCTGCCGCCCGTGTCGTGGGGCGACGCCCCGATCGGCGTCCGCCGGTCCGACTCGCTCGACAAGCCGGGCGGTCTGGAGTCCGACGCGCCGGACGCCTCGACGACCGGCGTCCCGGACCCGACGCGGCAAAACCAGCCGCGGATCTAAGCCACGCCCCCGTGGCGAAAGGCAAACGCGACGGACCGAGAATCCGTTGTCCGAAGGCTACGGCCGTGAGGATGTGCAGGTGCAAGACCTGCCGGGGGCTTTCACTTCTCACCCCCGGTTTCACTCCACAGCGAAACACTTCGAGGCGGTGAAACCGCATGAACCGCGTCATCAAAGCCGACCGCGTTTCGACCATCAAACCGGGCGAGCAGACGCTCGACGTGAAGCTCGTCGCGGTCAAGACGGTCATCACGACCGAGAACCGCGACCGCTCGCAGGACATCGTCGTCACGGCCGGCATCGACCTGACGAACCACGAACGCAACCCGGTCGTGCTGCTGGAGCATGAGTACCCGATCGGCGTCGCGCGGTCGCCGGACGGGTTGTATACGGTGGAAAAGCATCACGGCTTTGCCACGGCAACCACCTACTTCGACCAGGGCAACCCGCTCGCGGTCGAGGCGTTCCGGATGATCGACGACGGCATCCTCAAGGGCGCGAGTATTGGTTTCGTCGTCAAACGCGCGTCGGTGATCCTCGCCGAGCCGGGCACGGTCCAGATCAATATCGACCACGAAGGCGACCGCGTCACGAAGGAGAAGTTCGGCATCCGGTACGACGAGGTCGAACTCGTCGAGTACACGCACACGATCCTCCCGGACAACCCCGACGCGCTGACGGTCGCCGTCCAGAAGGGCCGCATGTCGGCCGTGATGAAACGACTCCTCTCACCCCACGTCCTCGAAACGCCGGCATCGGTCAGCGTGCCGGCCGAGATCGAAACCATCACCGTGGAGAAAACCGTGGCCGACGAGCAGAAACCCGACACCGACGAGACCCCGAAGCAGGACGGCTACGTCACCGAGGACGAGACGAAGACGGAGCAGCCGCAGGCCGAGCAAGCCGTGACTACGGACGACCTGCCGCCGGGCGCGCGGCTGCTCGACGGCGTCTACCTGCGGCTCCTCGAACTGGCGTCCTACCTCGAAGCCGAGGGCGGGAACAAGCGCCAGGAGAACCCGGACGTGCTGGCCTTCGTCGAGCAGTTCGTGCCGCAACTCGACGAGATGTGCGCGTCGATCAGCGACACTTACGACGGCCTCTACCCGGACCTCGACAGCCTCGACAAGTCCGACGGCCCGGAGGCCGAGACGCCCGAGGACGACGAGCCGGAACCGGAGCCGGAAGGGAAGCGCGTCCGCAAGCGGCTCGCCGACCGGATCGAGGCGTACCGCAAGAGCCGGGTCGGCCTCAAGCCGGTCGAGGTCGCCGCCAAGCCGGACGCGATCTCGAAGGAGGAGTACGACGCCCTCCAGAAGCGGTTCGACAAGCTCGAAACCGGCTACACGAAGCTCCTCAAGCAGTTCCGCGCGGCCCGCGCCGGCCGTTAACACCCCGCCTAACCCCTTCACGGCCCGTCACTTCGGCGCTCCGCGACCGCGGGACGCTAACGCCTCGCTAACACCACCTCCCCGGAGCATATCCAGCATGTCCACGTCCGACCTGGCCGCGCGCATGGCCGCGTTCGAGCAGACCCAGAAGGAACTCGCCGACGAGATCCGCGAGGCCCGCCGGCCGAGCGGCGGCTACAAGGCGCTCGACCTCGTCAAGCGCCAGGCCGCCTCGACCGTCGGCAAGAACGGCGGCTTCAAGTCGCTGGGCGACTTCGCCCTCGCGGCGAAGGTCGCGGGCGGCAACCCCGAGCGCCACAAGGCGATGAACCTCTACGTCAAGGCCCTGCCGTCCGGCATGTCCGAGGCGACGGGGGCCGACGGCGAGTATCTCGTCCCGCCGCAGTTCGTCAACGAGCTGCTCATGCGGACCTACAGCAACGACCTGCTCTCGCGCGTCACGATGCTGCCGATGACGAGCAACAAGCTCTCCATCCCGGCGGTCAACGAGTCGAGCCGCGCGAACGGGTCGCGTTTCGG